CTATTAACAACCCAAGCATTCTGGTTTGGGGTTTGATCCGCAAAGATTGTTATATATAGCTTGGTAATATCTAAGGGTCAACTCGATAGTCGCTTCTTCAGAAGAACTATAGTCAAGATCACCAAAGTTTACGGCTGATGGCCAAACGCCTCGAAGTTCCCATCGTTCGAGTTCTGTTCCGCAACCATCATACATAGTTAAATTACCTGTGCCAGCCCAACCACCATTATTTCCATCGCCTTGGATGGTAGTTTGCTGCATCATTTTTTCGCCTTGATCTTGAAAATTATAGATCGAAGCCAACCAGCTATAAAGATCTGTCATGCCATTGCCTACTGAGCGAGCAACATCATAATAGGTTACAGTGATGGTTTCCCAACTTGCTTTGCCCGGAATATACATTTTTCCATGCAAGTAGTTGATTTCAGTTTCTTCGACTGTTAAATTAGGACGACTAGCTAACTTTACAAAGTTTTTGCCGATCTTTTTGCCGTTCCATTTAACTTCGAATGTCCATCTATATTTTCTTTTGAATACCAAGTTGGTGTTTGTAGCCAACTCATTTAAGTGCATTAACTGTGCCATTTTTTAATTCCCCTTTCAAAAATTAGAATGCATTTGTGCTTTCGGTAAAGTCACTGCCGGTTCGATGAATACTGAACTCAAGGAACATGAATTCAACTGCTCTTGTTGGCTGTACACCAATTCTTGCTCTAAACTCATTCCTATCGATCACATCGGAAGTATTGAGTTCGGCATCAGCCTTAATTTTAAAGGCTGTAATACCTCGGTCAGTCTGAACTTCTTGAAGAACTAAAGTTGCAATTCTTACGAACTCTGCTCTAAATTGTGCATCATGTGGTTCAAACAATAGAATTCGTGATTTCATCTTGATTTGCTTTTCAATATAAAACATTAAGCGTCTTACATTTACACGATCAAGAGCAGTAGGTCTTCTCTGCATAGTTTTCTGACCCCAAACCACGAAACCTTCAGTATCTACAAACTGTACGATAGGATTAATGCAGTTCCTATAGCCATACATCAAGTCTCTTTCTTCTTGTGAAGGGCGAGAATAAACATCATTAATACCGGGAACAACACCACGGGTGATACCTGCGGGAGCAAACCAAGGACGAGCCAAGCGATCACTCTGTGCATAAACTGCCATGATAGATCCGCTAGGTGGCGCCCAAATGTCTACTCTGTTGAAGTTGTCACGAATACGAACCCATGGCCAGTAAAGCGCACCAAAGTCACTATCGAATCTAGTGGTGTTTAAAGGATGAGTTCCATTTTGCCATGCAATGATTTCATTTACAGTCAAGCCGAATGGAGCATCAATAATTGCCATGCAATCCATACGGAAATTTTGACACATGTAAAGCAATTCTGTTACTACAGTTGTGCTACTATGTCCGGGAACTGCAATTAAATCGATGTCATATTGTTCAGATTCAGATACAGCATAAATACCACTGTATCCAACCGAACTACCGATCAATAAAGAATCTTGCATGTCTGGATCTGAAGGAATACCATCAGAACCACCAGACAATGTATATGTACCATCTGCAGGTCCGGCAAGAACATCTGTATTATCTGTCGCACGAACATAATCAGATACTAAAGATAAGTAGCTTCCAATATAGAATGTGCTTGCGGAATCTTTTGTGAGTTGACCCCAAGATTCTACTTGATTTCCATTGTTGTAAACTTCTAGAATCCAATTACTATCACGAGTGTTGTTTTTGACAACAACTTGAGTGAAGTTTCCTTCAATACCAACTGAATCTGCAGTAACCATGAAAGAAATATCGCCAGTAGTATTAGAGGCACCAGCTATTCTGCCATATGTCCAATCTGACATATCGCCAACAACGGTTGGATCACTTCTACCGATTGCAGTTGATGTCGGCAATCCGAATATAAGTTCTCCAGTGCTATCTGGTTTAATACGCAATCTAGCATCACGACCACTATGAAGTGTTTCAAACTTCAAAGATGATCCAGATACAGAAGCTATCCAGCCACCGGGAAGACTTCCGGATTCTACTTGACTATTGATTTCGTCAACGATGTCATCAATGCCTACATCGCCCATGCCGTCAAAAGTAGAAAGATCAATAACTTGAACTACATTATCAATAAGAACACTGTCTGTTCCATCAACAACGATATTAAGAGTAATACCAGTCAAATCATCAAAATTATAAAATCCTGCTGTTGTGTAAGTAACATCAGGGTAATGAGTTGCAGTGCCTAATATTACAGCAACTTCCATGTCTGATCCAAAACCAGTAGAGCCTTCGGAACCACAAATGGAGTCTTTTACAGCAACAAATTCAAGTTCTGCAGAAGGACCATAAGCCCAAAGAGTTCTTACGCCAAGTCTATCATCGGGTGATGGTCCCTTGAAGAATTGAATTCCATCATTTTGAAAATCAAGTTGACCATTCAATAAGTTTACAAGTTCATCTGTATCATATCCTGTGTTTTCAGGATCAACAATCAAAGTCTTTTCACTTAGAACGCCATTAAGCCTCCAGCGGAAAAACAATGGGATATCGCTAGAGCAATATGGTGCATCGACATCAGTAACAACTTCAATAATTGTACCAGCAGAAGGAACTTCTACTTCTGCCATAGTCGCAGACTCATCGCTAACTGGATCGGTATCTGCAACACGAACAACATACAATTCATTTGCAATAAGCAAATAACTTTCTGCAGCGTAGATGAGATATGGATCTCCATTTTCTGGATGAGGATTACCAAAGGTTCTACGAAGCTGTCTTTGGCTTGCAATGATAGTAGGAATATTAATTGGACCTTTGCTTGCAAATCCAATTAAAGCCGCCCTGTGCAAAGATTGCTCTGGTGCGACAAAACTCAAGTCCTTTTCGGCAATGCGAACACTTGGACTGATTGTGTTTGATGGTGGAAAACCTCTAAGTATCGCCATAGTCTATTCTCCCTTTTTTAACAAAATATTGTTCGGTACATGCTTGACAGAGATAAATCCGTCAGTTACTGCTCTGTCTATATATTCAGTTGCTCGTTCATCTTCTAAATAAAAAATATTTTTTCCACAACCTATTCCCGGAATATTCAAAGTTGTGAAAGCACGAGGAGCCTTCCTTGACCTTATGATTAATTGAACTGGAAATCTATGCTTGTTCTTAATTTCTAACATTTAAGTTCCTTTACACTTTCTTCCAATCTCGCCATAACCTGCTGAATTTCGTTTTCTTCTAAGCCATCAACAAAATCAATTTTTGTTTTTAGTACGGCTTTTTGTCTGGTGATCGGTTGAGGTATATATGTTTCAGTTGTCATATTAAACTGATACTTTATAACTCTGATTGCTTGGTCTCCGGGTTCACAATCCAAATTATTAGCAATCGAATCAAGCTTTACTATT